TACGGATATCTTGTTTGAGGCTCATATCATCCCTTTGCTGCTTTTTTAATAATATCCCTGTAAACACCTTTTGAACACAGGAAGCTGCAACAAGAGGGATCACGCAAAAGCGCGTGACCCCTTACCTCACACGTTGGGCGTCAGCAGTTGCCCGCAGGTTTTGCAACGCGGCTCCATCGGCTTGCTGTCGAGGAATGCAACCCATCCGTGGTTTAAGTTGTCAGTTAAGTGCGCGCGTTGCATCCACACCCACCCGATGAATTCCATATTTGGCCCAATATCGGCAAATGGTTTAGTCTCATCGCATTTTATATGTCGTGCCAATCGCACAGGAAACCAGCAAAACTTTGTTTTAAATCCGCTCATTTTTTTTCTCCGTTAAAAGTGCCGCCCAACCCGGCGGTCAAGAGGGACTGGCAAGAAGCGCCAGCCCCTCCTCAATCTGTTGACTTAAACTCCATGTCCATCACCCTACAACCAGTAGTTGCCCACTCTATGGTTGCTTCTGATCCACATACCTCGGCAACTTTATCAGCCCATAGATTGTTACCATCGGTATATAGCTTGTCACCTTCGATGCAGAGATTGTAACCTTCAGACCGGAGATTGTAACCTTCGGCATAGAGCTTGTAACCTTCGGCATAGAGCTTGTAACCTTCAGACCGGAGATTGTTACGTTCTGTCCATGCTGCATCGAGCTGGTCTTTGATTGAGTTCATCTTTTCCCTTTCCACTTAGTCGCCATAATTCTCTTATCGTTTTCGTTCGGTGGTGGTGTTAGCTTGATCGTGAAAAATACACAGAGGCAGGCAACAATAAAAGATACTGAGAGGATTCCACAGATACATTTCATCGTAAGCGCCTAACCTTTTTAATGTAGCAGTAATGCAGCTTATGTATTATTCGCATGGTTAATAAGGCAGATCATTATCAAAATTATCGTTATTAAGTTGAGGCTGAACTGGACGTGCTTTAGATTCTGGTGCAGCAGATTCTTTCTCTTTTGGAACATAGAAATTAATCCAGCCAGAAAACGAAACAGGAACGGCATTCAGTTTTAAGCTCATTGTTCCATCATCGTTCTGGAATACTGTTCCAACAGTGAGGTAGTTCTTTTTAGTCTCGCCCTGTTTGTTTTTATATTCACCAATTACTGCCACTGCATCGTATACTTTTTTCATTTTTACTTGTCTCCAATTGAATTTATTTCGTCAAAACTTGCTTCTGTAACTTGTACTTTTTTTTCTGCGTTAAAATTCTTAATTGCTGCCCTTAATTTACTATCAAACCGTGTCCACAAAGCTGCTTTCTCATCGTTATCTAAAACATTCCGTGCTAACATTTCAGCAGTATCTTTTATTGTTGAGATTTTAAATGTTTTAATGACATCATCTGCTATTCCCTGCAAGAACTTTTGTGACTCTTCATCCATTGATTCCCATGCACCAGTAAGCGGTGTTATAGGCTTCTTTGATTCTTCCGGTATATCTTCACCAGCATAGATATAAAGTCCTAACCCGTGCAGTGCTATAGCCTTTACTAAGCACCTCATCATCGCTGTGTTTACATCCATAGCCGAAGGGTTAGAGATAGGCTTATTCCTAAAATCAATCACAGGTAGTTGCATGGTCATCGGCTTACCAAATGCAGTAACGGTACAAAATACCATCACAGACTCATTAAACCGCATAGGTTCGCCATATTCCCAGCAGGCTGTAGGGTCTGCACGAAGCAATGTATCAACAGCCCACGCCCATGATAGGTAAGTAAACCCGTTCTTTTTCTCGCATTGCTTGGATACATCAATGCTGGCGAGAACTTCGAAGTGCGATTTTTCGCTCATGCTAATTTCTCCTTTTGCTCTTCCTTAGACATTTCACTAATCAATTGCATGTGATTTTCACCGCAGCACGTTTTTTGCTCTGCTGATATTGTTCCGCAATACGGGCAATGGTAAGACCCTTCAATACTTTCAATCCATTCCATGTATTCTTGTTCGTTAATGACTGAGTCGTTCTGTTCGCCTTCTTGGAAGGCGTAATTTCCCATGCTCATATAACCCCCTTATTAGCCATAATAAAAAGTTTCAATCCGAAGCAATCATTCTGAATGTCATCGGCAATCTCAAAAGCCTTGCTCATGTCCTTATTGTTGAATGCATCTAACAATTGCCGAAGTTTTAGAGGTATTTCAGCCATTACTTCGGCGTAGTCATTCATACTTCCTCCCTTGATAGTGATCGTTATAATCTACGTCAGCTTTCTTTTCAGCAGCATCTTTCCAGTAATCATAAACAATCTTACCTAGATATTCAGCCAAATATTCTTTAGATGACTGGCTAGGTAACTTATGAGCTACATGAGCATACGATGACAAAAGGATAGCTTCATGCAATTTCAATTCAGCAATGGCTTCTTGCAGACTTTCAGGCTTAAAAGGATAATATTCTCCACCCTCTGCCAAAAGTTCCTCGACATAGTCATCTTTCCAGTCTTGAGCGTGTTCAGCTTCGTCTTCTTTTGCCAAATGTTTATTCAGGTAATAAGTGTTAGCGTCCATCATTCTCTCCCTTAACAAATTTACTTACATATTGAAGCGTATTATAGCAAACTAAACTTTGCATGTAAAGCTATTTCTTAAAAGTTTAATTAATTGACCGACCCATATTACACGTTGGGCGTCAGTATTTTACTTGCGTGCTCCATGATGCAATCCGTCAATTTCCCGCCATTGAAATTTATGCAATCATTTAATAAATCAAATAGTGCGTTTTCAAGTTCATCTATTCTGTCCGCCGCTTGCGTCATGATATGCAATTCTGGGTTACCTCCCCTTGACAACATTCCAGATGAATATTGTTTACCCTGGTATCTCAATCTTTTCTTTAGTGTGTCGCTATCGAGTTTCATTCTGTTCCTCGTTGTTAAGTGCCGCCCAACCCATCGTTCAACCCGGACTCCGCAAAAGCGCGTAAAAGTTTAATTAATTGATAGACCTCCATCATACGTTAGGCTTCATAGCGGCCACGTCAATAATCATTCTGGTTAGAGGCTTTTTATGTCGCCTAAAAGTACGTTGGCATACCATAAGGCGCGCTTAATCTTGCCACTTCTTCTCGCACAATATGGCGTATTTGCTCTTCCGAAAGTTGCACTGGTACAAAAGACTGTTTCCCGCTCGGACTTTGTGTACATTCATAGTGGTATGCGTTCCCGCCAAAATATACCGTTCCCGCTATTACTGGTCTGCCACAATGCCCGCAAAGCGGTGTTGTCATTCCTGTATTTATCATCATTCATCCTTTCGTTGCCCAACCCATCGTTCAACGCGGACTCCGCAAAAGCGCGGAGCCGGTTACTTTACGTTGTGCGTCTATATCGGCCATCCTACTTCGGCACAAAATTTTTGATAATCTAGCACTACCTGCTTTGCAAAATCACCTGCTGATGTTTCTCTTACGCAGTTACTTGACCCAGCAACAGATGCTGCTGTGGCTCTCCATAGAGCTAATAATTCTTGTACGTGCTGTTCTATTCGTTCTTTTTCTTTATTCGCTGGCCGTCTACTCATTAAATATTCGCTATACTTCATTTTATATCCTCTTTTAAAATTCAGCCCAACCCATCGTTCAACGCGGACTCTGCAAAAGCGGGCGACCCTTACCTCACACGTTAGGCCCTCAATTGCCCACATTCTTTTGCGTAGTTTTTCCACCACGTCAGCCGCTCAGCGAGTTCTGGCAAAATGCCCGTTGGGTTCGTTTCCAAAGCAATTAATTCCTCAAGATCTGCAATCATTTGTTCAAGGCTAAATCCCATGTTGTTCTCCTGTGCTCTCGTCAAGGGTGAGAGCCTAACCCATCGTTCAACCCGGACTCCGCAAAAGCGCGGAGCCGGTTAACTCTACGTTGGGCGTCATACTTTAATATCAATATTAATCACCGCGCCACAGCTACAATGCAACACGCCATGATTATTTTTAAATAGTACGTCAGTTTCCTTGCCGCAATGCTGACACCTAATTTTCTTGTATATGTGGATAGCTCCGTTGCCTACTGACATTTTTAATCCTTCGTTGTTGAAAGTTTACGCACAACCCTGCGGTCAACCCGGACTCGCTAAAGCAAGCCGGTTACTTTACGTTAGCCACCGCAGGCTTCCCACAAGGTTTTTTGCCCTTGTAGTAATTCGGCGGTATCAATCCTTGGGCGTGACTTAACATTCCAGTTTCCGCCCCCTCTTAATCCTATATTCTTCCATCCACTAGCCCGCAAACTCGCGCCACCCTCTTCTGGCAATGTGTAGGTTATAAGCCTGAGATACCCCAAAGCTTTCGCCGCCCGCCATGCCGCGCCATAGAGCATTGAGCAGGCATTACGCGCACCGTCTGTACAGCAGCGGTTTACTTCGAGCGTAAAGCCTGTATCACTCATCCTTGCGACTGGCCTCCCAACAATTGCAACGCCCCGCACAACATTATCTTCGCTAACTGCAATGCAAAACTTCGCCCCTGGCACTGGTTTATAATGCCGGTGGTGCTTTGAGACAAAGGCGTTTGCTTCGTCAAGATTTATAGGTGTTATAGTTAGCAATTCGTTCTCCGTAACCAAAAGGTGGCTAACCCTGCGGTCAACCCGGGCTCGCTAAAGCAAGCCGGTTACTTTACGTTGCCGCCCCTCTTTTTGAGAGGGGTTTTAATCTTTACTTGGTAACTTCCTGCACGCTGATTTCGCGGCCATCATAAATATAATGCTCGGCTGTCTCGCCATCTTGCAGAGTAAAATCTTCGCCGGTAATCTTGTCTCGGACAATGACTTTCACCTCTTTGTCGCTAGAGCAATGTGCTTTGATAATTACAGTTGTTGTCACACAATTTCCTTTCAGTTATGTCGCTCTTTTTGGGGTAGGCGGCTAACCCATCATTCCAACGGACTCGCAGAAGCGCGAGCCGCTGAATTCATACGTTATGTTTCACAGTAGAGTGCTGGTCGCAACCTCCAGCTCCAAACTCTTGCCGCCATAGTCTATGCTTTCGCAAAGATGTGATACTTATGGGCTTGGTACGCATGGGCTTACATGCTTACTCTAGTGTCAAACATAACCCTACGTTCGAGGTGACTGCCCAGAAGCGGCAGCCCCTTACCTCACACGTTGGGCGTCAAGGGCAGCAGCAGTGAATATATCTAGTGAAACTAATCCCGCATTTAGTACATTGCTCTGGGTTCCCGTCTACGCCATCGCGCCACTCGTGATCGCATGTCTCATCAATCGCCGGTGAGTAATGCACAAGCTTTGCTCCTTCGCCAAAGGATGCTTCTATTTCAGCAATTCGTTCTGGTGTCATGCTATATTTCTCCTGTTAAAAATTGCCGCCCAACCCTGCGGTCAACTCGGACTCGCTAAAGCGAGCCGGTTACTTTACGTTATGTTTCACAGTAGAGTGCTGGTCGCAACTTCCAACTCCAAACTCTTGCCGCCATAGTCTATGCTTTCGCAAAGATGTGATACTTATGGGCTTGGTACGCATGGGCTTACATGCTTACTCTATTGTGAAACATAACCCCTCAACTACACGTTAAAACTGCAAAGTATTTTGTCCACTCGCAAGTTCCGCTCTTTGTTTGCTGCCTGCACGCCGCATTTTGGCATCGTGCGCGTTGTGGCATTTTTGGCACAACGCCGCCAGGTTCAACAGGCTTGCCGCTTCCGGTCTATGGTCAAAAATATGTGCAGTTGTCAAAACTACTTTGCTACCTGTAATCGGATGTGGCTTGCCATTTTCAACACCACACCATTCGCAGTGGTTACGCGCCCGGTAATAGCGCACGAATCTGCTTCTCAGTTTCCAGTCTTTCGGGTAACGTGCTTTGTTTTCAGGTCTTATGGGCATCTCAGTTCTAACCTTTCATTCAAGCGGGACTGCGCGATGTAAGAATTATACCAAACTAAACTTTATCCTGCAAGGTTTTATTTGCTTATTTAGTAAATTAAGTTTAGAATGCACCCATGGATACTTTAAACACTAAACAAGACGCAATAAATTTATTCGGCTCTATAGCTCAAATAGCTAGAGAGGTAGGTAATATTACTCCCCAAGCTGTCGGACAATGGCCGGAGATTTTAACACCCAGGATTAAACCACGGGTTGAAATCGCAGCTTTAAAAAAGAAGGCTAGGGAAGATGCCCTAGTTAATAAATAGAACTCACTCCCCTCGAAGGTTGAGATACGGCATACACCAGCGCCTAGCGTAGTCCGATGGTGTAATACGAGGCAAGCGGGAATCTTGCCACAAATTTAACACTCTGGCGGGTGTATTTAAGTAGCTATAAAAGTGAATTCAGCGGGATAAAATCCGTGCCGCCAGCCACCTTAAAAAAGTGTGAGTTCACCTTTATAGCTTTTTTTATGGAGTAAAAAATGGCTAGTAAATCTTACAAGGTTCCTTTTTCAATTGATGATGTTGTATGTTCTATCCACAAAACAGCAGTGAAAACATTTATAAAATGCCCACTCTGTGATGGTGTAGGGAAAATTAAGATAAAAGACGAAACAAGAACTTGTCCTGACTGCTACGGCAGAAAAGGTGATATGGAATATGGCTTAGACAAGTGGCAAATAGTTAAAAACGCCTTTGAGCGTCAAGGTATATGGCACGATACAACCGTTAAAATGCTTACAATTGGGCAAGTAAGGATTGAGCATACAAAAGGAAGCAAAGCCAGGTTTACCGCCATGTGCAAAGAAACAGGGGTAGGGTCAGGCAGTGTTCATGATATGGAGGATTTCTTTTCAACTTTAAAAGAAGCAGAAGAAGCTTGCTTAGAAAGGAATAAATAATGGTCACTCAAGAACAATATGATGCTTTACTGAAGCGGGTTGAAGCCTTAGAAGGCAAGGTTAAGCGGAAGACTAAGCTATCTGGGATATTTATTCCTACCGATGAGCATTTTGACTATGCAGGATTCAACCAGCTTTCAGTGACTAAAGAGCTTGAACTGTTTAGACTTCACCACGAGTCCAAGGGGACACTTTCAGCCAACTGGAATAGCTCATTTAGTACATGGTTAAGAAACGCTGTCAAATTCAAGCGTAGTAGCTTTAGTGAGCAAAAGAAAGACGATGCCGATAGGTTATTAGGCAGAGGGATTTACGAACAAGGAATGAACCTAACTATCAGGGGGAATAATGGCTTCCTTACCTAGAAACTGGATAGATGCCCTGTTTAACAGGTTTTCCCTGTTTTACGGGGAGAGCTTCATCAGTAAATACCGTCACGTCAACGAAGAAGATTTAAAAAATGAGTGGGGTGAGGCATTATGGAAGTTTGACTCCACAACTTTAAAGGCAGCGTTGGAACATTGCCGGACAGAGCAAAAACACCCTCCATCATTACCTGAATTTATCCAGATGTGCAAAGCCTGCCGTCCAATAGCCGAAAGCCATCCTTTACTTACTCACAAGTTTGAAAAGTCCGAGAGGGCTAGTCAATTTATTTCAGAGATGAAAAAGATGTTAGAGAAGGGGAAAGTATGACAAACACAGAAATTGAAACCCGGCTGAGGGCGTGGCATAAGCGCTATGTTGCGCTGTGGGCGCAAATACAAGCTCTGGATAAACTGACAGGCTGTGACTATGACTGCGATCTACTTAAGCCAATATTGGACACATGGGGCGCGTACACGGTTGCTATCAGCGAGATAGTGGGCGACTATGGATTCTGGCTTGAGTATTATCAGGATGACTGCCAAATGGGAAGGCGGCCTATGTTGGTGGTGCTGACGAATGGGACGGAAATCAAGCTGAAAACCTTAAAACAGTTGGCGCGGGTGATAAAGTCGTGAGCCTAACCCGCAGAAACATTGAAATATTAGCGATGTTTGACAGTAAAATCAGACAAAAGGTAATTGCAGCACAGTTTGGGATAGGTGTAAGACAGGTTAAGCGGATTATTCATCAACTAAGGGGGCAAAAATGACACAGTGCGAAAGACTTTTAAGTTACTTGGAATTAAACGGACAGATTGACCCACTAGAATCATGGGAACAGCTAGGTTGCTACAGATTATCTGCAAGAATTAAAGATTTAAAGAATCATGGACATAACATTATTACTGAAAATAAAACAGTATTAAATCGTTTTAATGAGGGTTGCAGGGTTGCACTTTATAGGCTGGTAAAATGAATGAAAACACTATGCACTTATTCGCGGGAGCAGGCGGTGGGCTTCTCGCTGACCTCATACTCGGCAAGCGACCTATCATCGCTGTCGAATGGGACAAATACGCTTGTTCAGTCCTCAGAGCCAGAGCAGCAGACGGATGGTTCCCTGATCTGTCAGTGTTCGAGGGAGATGTTAGGTTGTTCGATCCATCCGACTACGCGGGACGAGTGGGTTGCATCCATGCAGGATTCCCATGCCAAGATATTAGCGTTGCAGGCAAGCAGGCTGGTGTTGGCGAAGAAACACGAAGCGGATTGTATAGGGAAGTCCTCCGAATCGCTGACGTGGTTAGAGCTCGGGAACTCTTCTTGGAAAACGTGTCAGCAATCCTTAATAACGGGTTGGGAACTGTTCTCGCAGACCTTTCCGCGCGCGGGTATTCTGCAAGATGGATATGTATACGAGCTTCCGATGTTGGCGCAAATCACGGTCGTGACAGGTGGTGGTTGCTTGCCAGACGGGAGGAAGGCACTCAAGAGGCGGCAGGATTGGCCTACCCCTCAAGCATCAGACAACAGGGACAGAGGAAATATGTCGGACAAGTCAATACAACGAAGGATTGCGATAGGGAAACAGATAGGGCTATCAACGACTGTGAAGTTAGAGAAGGGTGGTGGAAGTCTGAACCCGATGTGGGTCGCGTGGCTAATGGGGTGGCCGATAGGGTGGGTAAACTTAAAGCCCTCGGAAACGGTCAAGTCCCCCTCCAGGCCGCAGTAGCTTATTCGATATTAGAGGAATGCTTTAACGCTTGCACTTTATAGGCTTATCAAGTAATATTCGTGTATCAGTGATTAGCAGTCACTAACACGTCAAACAAGCCCGTACGGTTGTTTAATATTGTAGGGGGAGAAATCCCCGCCGAGTCGTGTCGGTACTGCTAACTACAATATTAAATGTCTTTACGGGCTTTTTCTATTGTCTGAGCGAAAGCATACCGAGACTAGATGCTTATAAAGTACCCGTCCAGAGGGTTACGCAGGAAAGGCAATAACTGGGGAGGATAAAGACCAGCGGTTATTGTTTAAGCATACTGGGGGGGGTAAGGGTTGAGATAATGTACAACGCGTCGAAGTTAGCACGTTGAACCCGTAAGGCTGACGATTCGTACTCATTCGAGGGGGAATAACTCTGAGAGACGAAAAGGATTTACCTTTTGTTAGGGATAGATTCTTTTCGCCTTTTCTCAGGGGAATATAATACTAGGAGGTTATTATGTCTAAGAAGAAAGCTAGTAAAGGACAAGTCTTTAGACCCTGTCATGTTTGCGGTGAAATAGTAAACTTTATAATTTGGCCGCAACAATCAGCAATTAGAAAATCTAAAATCTATCATTGGGCTAATGAGGATGGAAGTCATCACACCCACGCAATTAAAGAACTATCCAGCGAACAAAATCACTTAAATGAAATAATGAATGAACTATAAACTTATCTTTACTTTATACCTAATACAAACTATAATTATTACCCGATTAACTAAGGGAGAATGAGAATGAAAAAAATTAAAATCCCCGATGGCAGTATGACTAATCAATGTCCTAGTTGTGGTGAGATATTTAATTCTTTAGGTGCTTTTGATAAACATCGTTCTGGTGACTTCGGAAAGCCTATAAAAGGCGGGTATGCTGACTCTACTAGACGTTGTTTTTCAACGATTGAGATGATAAAGGTAGGTATGGTGCTTAATAACAGGAAACGCTGGATTTCATCCCCTATGGAACATAACTTTGAAAATCAACATTGAACAGGTACTCACCTGGATGCTGACGCACAGCGAAAAACTAGCTATAGCCCAAGCTCAATATAATCACTTAAACGATTATAAAAAAGTGGTATTAGCTCAGGAAATGCAAAAGAGTGCATCTACCAGTTCGGCAGCACAGGAAAAAGACGCTCTTTGTACTTTTAACTATAAAAACCACTTGGAAGTAACGCAAACGGCTGAGACTGAATATTTGCGCCTTCGCTACCTGATGAACACGGCACAAGCCAAGGTAGACTGCTGGAGAAGTTTAAATGCCAGCCAACGCGCCGAGGGTAAAAATATTTTGTAACGTAAAGTTAACCAGCGGTGCGCTCGATGCACCCGAAACGGAGTAGAAAACATGGACGAATCACTGAACGGAAACAAGGCCGCTGGCGCAACGTCTGCGTTGAACGCCGGGTTAGTCGCCGAACCTGTATATTTTACCTGCCCTTTTTGTGGTGGGCATGATTACGATTTGATCGAGCTAAAAGTGCATTATCAAAACGGATGGTGCGATGAATTCAACGAACTTGAAACAGGCCACAGAGGTGGCTAACGTGTGAGGTAAGGGGTCACGCGCTTTTGCGTGATCCCTCTTGACCGTCGGGTTGGGCGGCTTTTTCAACGGAGAATATGAAATGACAACAGCACAGCTTGAATGGTCTTTGATGCTTTCATGCCCGAAGTGCGAGGAAGATATAGACCTCGCATCTGGAGACTATGACGCAGATAACTGCATATCGGAAGCAATTTTTAGCAACCGATGGGATGACTTGCGCGGACTTGAGATCGAATGCCAAGAGTGCGGACATGAATTTAAGCTTGAATCAGTGGAATACTGAGACGCTTGAATGATGGGTTAGGGGCTAATTTTAAAAGATAGGTAAACCATGAGTTATGAAGTGTGGGGAGAACCAGAAGACCCGCCAGAATTACCAGATGAATGGTGGGATGAAGATACGGTGGCAACACTACAGGAATGCGTAAAAGCAATCTTGGCAGAACCAGTGTATGAAAACGGTGAGAAGGATAATGGTATATCAGTACGATTTTTGGCGAGGCTAAGTGTCCTGAAATTGCGCGCCGAACTTGCCAAGGCTGACGAACCTTTGATCGCCGAGGCATTGACCATACTGGGGGAAAGCCCCTAACGTGTGAGGTAAGGGGGCCGCGCTTTTGCGGCTCCCGCTTCACCGATGGGTTAGGGGATAACTTTCAATAGGGTAAAGATATGAATGACTGCCATGATTGCCGCTACCACTTGAGCGGAGAAACAAGCCCATATCATAGATGCTTAATTTTCTACGGGCAAGGAATTGCAAAAGAGATGCTTAAGGATGGATTGATAGGGCGATGTGATGAACATAAAGGAATCCTCCCTACAAAAGAGGAATCCCTTAACTGTATTTAGAAAACAACCAGAAAAATATTAATGTCGCCTATATCGGAGGAGCAAAATGACAGAACAAGAATTACTTAACCTGATGAAATCAATTGATCCCCTATCTGTTCGGGTTCCGCCTGGAATACTAAAACTTGTCAATACAGTAATAACGATTGAAAGACATGAGTGCGAGATAGAACTAAAAGAAGGGTATGTACTTGTGCCGATTGAACCAAACGTGGAATTGCGCGAATGGATTCAAGATGTCACTGGTTGCAGCTTCCTGCGTTCAAAAGGTGTTTACAGGGATATTATTAAAAAAGCAGCAAAGGGATGATATGAGCCTCAAACAAGATATCCGTAAAATAATCGCCCGCAAAAATGGGTTAGAATTTTCGATGAAAGATGTTAATCCGACCCAACATACATCAAGATATAGAGTCATGCTTGAATTAATCGGTAGCGGTGAAGTTGTCCAGATAGGTAGGCAAATCAGCCGTACATCAGGGAGATTTAAAGCTACTGCAGAATTGAAAATTGAAGCCCCTGTAGTGGGTAAAGATTTACCCGGCTGGAGAGATGTTTGGCCGGAGTGTTTTAATCTTCAACCGGGAAGCCCGTTCACGACATTATGATTATATCTTATTTCTCTACTGGGAATGGGTTGCGCCTGAAAAATTCCGCCATGCCTGACCTTACTCTTGTGCAGGTAAGGAACTCGCTTTCGACTTCACTAGGGCATCCAGTAATGGTTTGCTCTTGGGGTCTTCCGTCCACTCCTGTGGTATCTTGGGGAGCTTGGCCGGGACTAGGATTATTTGGGGCTTTGGGCACACGCAGGAGCTCATAGTAAGCAATAGCAGCACGATACTTGTCATCTTTAAGTTTAATAACATTTGCAACCTCCTGTTGAGTTCTTACATTTTCTTTTGCAATCACATCTATCGCCAGCAGGGAAGCATTCAGGGCGCTAATTTCGGGCTGTAATTTATTTTCGGCAGTATGATACCCGAAAGCAAAGGACGCGCCTAAAACAGCCAGCAGAAGCGTTCCGTTGAACAGCCATGCATACCAGTTCATTCTTTGGCCTCCGCTTCGGGCTTTTTTGCTTCTTCCTTTTTGCCGTCCTTCCTGCCAAATACACGGTCAGTTACGAAAGCAGCCATGATTAAACCGATCACACCTTCGGTTACTGTATTTCCTATGGTTTGGTAAACAAGAATAAACATCGCCACAATCCACGTTCCATTAATTCTCATTTTGCTGGAACCCAAGGGCAGGAACATATCTAAAAGACTATGTTCGTTCTTATTTGAGGTCACGGCATGAACAAAACCAATGACCGCACCAGCGATCACCAGGACAGCCATTACATTGCCAACATTTTCCCAAGTAAAGAGATTGAGCCACATATTCACTTGATTAATTTCGCTCATATAACCACCTTTGCTGGTTTGCTCCATGTCATGTTTTGAAAGTGCGCTGACTCGACGAACTTATACTTTGGGTTCCCGTACCACTTTAAGCCCAAGGCTTCGCCGATTGCCCCTGCCCTTTGGTAGCTGGGATGATTGCTATCCCCAACATACTTGCCGTTTACGATCACGCCGATGTCGAAGGCTTCACTCGCTGGCTTGCCATTGGATAGTAAGGCATTGTGGGCTGATTGTCCGTAATGCGCCCTAGATGCACCAGAGTTAAATGCGGCTTCTTGTTCTGCTTCGCCCCTGTCAGTACATACAACTATAACGCCGAGTTTTTCAACGTCACATTGTTTTTTAAATGCTTGCCATGCGACCTGCATATATGGACTAAGTTTTGATATATCTCTGCTCATGTCTGCCCCAATTTATCAATACATTGATTAACAACACCGTTAAATCCAGCCAGCAGCATCATGCAAATTACCATCAGTGAAACTATCGTTACCACCGCCAGAACCCACGCACAGACATAAGGCCAGCGGATTGATGTACGTCTGTCTGGCATTATTTATCAGCCTTTAAATCTAATTTTGATTCGATTCTATCCAGCTTAGTAAAAATAGCTGCGCCTAATTTTTCAAGCTCGTCACGCTTTACATACTGTCCAGCCACTAGCACTTCGATATTCTGTACTTTTTCAGCTAGCTCGATATCTACTGTTTTAAGTTCTTTCATGCTATCGGCAATTCCCCTGACCCATATCCCGCCAAGGAAAGCAACTGCACCAAGTAGTGTGTTGATAAGCATTTGAGCATCCATTTACTGTCCCTTATTTAACCTGCATTGATAGACACGGCGTTCCCATCTATCTTTTTGAAACTCCCCTGATCCAGACTTGATCGCATTGGGTAACCAAGCCATATTTGTTGGTGTGTCACACCCGCAAGATGCAAGCGGCCATGTGTGGTCAACGCTCCACCCGGGACATGCACCGGTAAATAATCCCGTTGACGGGCAAGCAACGTTTCTTCGAAATTCAGCTTTGGATACGGCACTCCTGACAATCACACCAACATCGTTTCGTAATGGCTGCCCGCAGTATTTCAAGTCAACCGCACGAGATTCAGCGGTTAGGAACACCACCAGCATTCCACCTAAGATAGCTATCAGAAAGTATTTCATAGTGCGTCTTTCTGCGCTCTCAGAGCTACTACTTTGCTATCAATTGCTGTAAGTTTCCCCATTGCACCCGCCTTATTAAGTATAGCCTCTCTGATTGCTGTTCGTTGACCTGCTTCGATAGTATCTATCTTGGCTTGTAGTGCATCCTTCTGCTGGTTCACAGTTGGGGGTAAAGGTACGGGTGCAGCAAATACCCCGGCACTATGCGTCCATCCAATGCTAACAGGACTATCATCAGGTATCTCAATACCGCCAGCGTCACCGACAGCGATATTAACCACAACTCCGTTATCTACTATTGCTTGTCTCATTATGCGTACTCCCAAACATAAATTATTCCAGCGCTGCCAGTACCGCCAGGCCCAGCAGTACCGCCACCACCACCGCCACCACCACCGCCAGCAAGTGAGTTTGCCGCTGGACTTCCTCCAACACTACCTGGTCCGACGCCTGTGCCTGCGCCAGCCCCGCCTGCGCCGCCAGCCGCAAATGAGCTTGAATATCCAACCGCACCATTCGCACCACCAGTTGTATTAGCATAACTTGCACCAACAAATCCGCTACCACCCCCCAGAGCACTTGCCACACCATTGAAAGATGATGTTCCACCTGCGTTACTAGAAGTTCCACCAGCACCAACAACAGCAGACATAGTTGCCGGTGGGTTTGTTATAACTGCTGTGTTTGCAGGACTTGGGGCAGGATACCCACCGCCGCCGCCATTCCCGTAATTACCCCCACCATCTCCGCCACCGCCTTCACCACCTCCACCGCCACCACCTATACACCGTACAATAATCAGTGTAGTGTCAGCTTGTTTCGCCCATGCCGCATTGGATGCTGTGATGATAGTGTATTTAAGGAGTGTCCCGAACGTACCACTAGCCGCGAGCGGACAGATTGAGACCATGTTGTCGTACATCTGCGTCATCTTCGTACTGGTCAAAACAGACCCATACGCAAATGTTAAACTTGTCCATGCCATAATTACTTCCTTTCTATGTCAATAACAGCCATCACCTTGCCCAAACAAACAGGGCATAGCGTAGGATTGTCCACCCCGTTTAACTGTACACCTTGTATCGCGCCCCATCCTTGAAATCCAGCGTTTGGAGTGTGTTCAGGGAGCGACCATTTACATACATCGCATTCAATTGTTTTTAAGATTGCCATAATACCCTCATGTTAAAACGTCCGAAGAATCCAATGCCGAAATATCAAGATTGAACCTCTGTAAAAATTGCGTCTGGTCAAGTGTCAAAGTTTTTGTTCCAGACTCCATGTCAAGCTGGTCAGTCATCACCCGATAATTATCGGTTATTTGTAAATGCGCATCAGTCATTGTAATGCAATCTCCAATGGTAATATGTACAGATTGCAACGGAGTTTTGATACTCATTTTTGGGAGTATTTCTTTTCCAGTTAATACCATCCTCTGAGCGAAGTTTAATGCAGACGCTGAGTTTGTATACCAGATATTCGTTTCGTTGGAAGTTTTTTCTTTAAGTCCGTATCGTGAAATACTGGATGACGAATTATCGTTAACAACTATCGCATATACTTTAGACGTGACATCATAGTTCGCATTTACATAATGCTTATTCACAAGGTCGCGCTCATCCATTGCCTGCGTGCCGTCAATGATCGTGCTTTCATCAAACGACAATGCGGCACTTGTCGAAATTGTGAAACGAGAAAATTTCAATTTATTATTTTCGACCCAAATAGCTGACTGAGTTAAGTTTGCAATTTTCTTCAAAAGTTCAGCCGCTGTTTGCCCAGAGAACGAACCGCGCATTCTCACGTTATCAGTCGAAAATACAGAAGTCCAGCTGTTGAAACTAGCATAGTCTATATCTGGATTATTGGTACTGGTTACAGCAGACAACCCACCATACGAGGTGCAGACGTACCATGCAATATCATGCACCAGATAACTCGATGATATGAAATTTGTTGGTGTAGACGAATCGCCCACAAGCCTATCAGTCAGAATTTTAAATTTATCAATAATCGTGATTGAACATTTTTCATTATTGAATTTTAATGAATCAATTGTTCCAGCCATTACCTGAACAGATTCACTCGACACATTAAAACCCATATTTATTGAGCAAGACGTGTGCAGCTTCGTACCGTCATTCAGGAAAAAATTAAATGTCCGGTCTGCGTTTGACAAATCAATCGTGACTGACTTTGGTGAGGCAGTGTCCCAACTTCTTGAGATGCTAGGCCACTTCATTACCTTCGATGAATAGTCACTTCCCCCTATCATCAACTGACGCGCCCATGCAGCTTGCTTGCTGGCGGCTAGTGAGATAAAAGACGAAGTAACTGAGTACATTAAAATGACTCCAATTCGATAGAGCCTTTAAATTGATCTGTGTATGGTGCTACGTATTGGTCAATCGGTGTATCTGGATTGCTGATATATCCACTAATCACAACCGCACTATTCAGGTCGAACAATTTCACCGGAGTATTTGCCCCCCACCATGAATTGACGCGGGTCATGTCAGCAGACGTAAGGTAATCGACTTTCATCGTCAAGCCCTTATACCTACCCCAGATATATTTGTACTGCGCCCCCGTGCGCGTGCGCATGGCAGATTCTATTTTTTTATCGCGGATCTTGATGTCGTAGTCAGGATTTAAACTAACTACGCTTGACCCGTCACTCAGGACATAAGAAGGCATCTAATTATCTCCCCTGCATTGCGAAATCAGGACGTACACCAATGCCGAACATTTCATTGAGCGCATCGACTACAGGCTGACCGAGAGTGTTTCTTAATTCGATTTTGTCCATACGCGTAAATGCGTCAACATTGGTTGCATTTTCTAATACATGGATGGTTAGGTTTTGAATGACCATACCACTTCCACCGCCTTGATTATCAAGGAATGAGGTTAAGTCAGTATTCTGTCTTGGGGATAGAACACGCTCACCTTTGTCTAGGAGGTAAGTTGTTTCTGATGGGACATAATCTAAACCACCGTGAGCTGCAGGCGTAGAACCAACGGCTGCGCCTGTGCCTTTTGAAACTGTTGCACCAGCAAGCATTGTTGCAACTGACGCTGCTGCAACTGCTGGGGCTGCAGCCAATCCAATCGGGCCAAGTGATGCGGAATCTAAAAACGCAGTTGCATAAACAAGAGACGAGGTTGTACCAAGTTTTGAAGCGCCTTCAAGCGTGTCTACACCACGACCAACCGCTGCTAATATCATTCTCTGTATCCCAATCTGAATCAGAGTTGATATAACTGTTTTCATAACTTGTTTTGCTACATTAGCAAGAGCATTAGATAAGTCAGCACCATCTACAATAACAGCTGCAATTGAATCTCCAACTCCTTTAACCATTGTCATTGCTACTGACTCGATCATTTGCCCCATTTGGAAAGATGCGGAACCCATCTGTTCTAAATGCACTGCCATTGTTTCACCAGCACTGGCAAAAGCATCAGTTACCCCATCTTTATAATCTTGAGTTGATATTTTTGCAATTGCCCATGCTTCCGCTTGCCTACCTAATGCTTCTGTAATTTGCGTGTTAGAAAATTCACCTTCTTTCATAATGCGAACAGTTTCACTCATTTGAAGATTGTATTCTTCTTGCGGCGTTCTTAATCCCTTGATAATATCCGCGCCTTTATCTTGTGACTCTTGGAGTTTTGTACTCGCTTCTAATTGAGCATTTAAGTTTATTGCTGTATCTAAAGCCTCTCTGCCTAAACCTTTAACAGCTAACTCATATAATTTTGCAGCAGACGAACTCATACCCATAGTTTGAATTTGTGTCTGCATTTGTATTTCAAAGGCCTCTAAATCTTTTTCTAGTTTTTTTAATTCTTCGCGTGCTTTCTTTTTTTCTTCATTATCTGTTTCCATCTCTTTCTGAGTTTTTCTAAGTGCGGCTACTTTCTTTGCTTCTGCAGCGGCTACACTTTCCGCTTGACCATTGTATAAATCTGCCACCCCCTTTGTGGTATCTTCAACAGTTTTATACATATCCTTTTGTAAATTTTTAAATGTTTCAGCCGCGCCTTTAAAGTCTCCACTCAATGCCTGAACAATTACAGCCATCATACCGCCAATATTAGTACCTATAACTTCAAATACACCAGCCGCAATTTTACCAGCCGCAATCAAAGCCTTTACTACGTCAGCAATTAAATGCCCAGCTTTTTGAACCTTATCCCCTTCTGTTGAAAATTCTACAAATTGATTTGTCAATAATTCTAATGTAGGAGCTAGTTCGGCCATTGCCACGTTTACACGGCCTTTCATTACATTTGAAAGCGTTGTCAGGTTATCATTGATTTTATCTGCTGATGCGGCAAAATCACCGCTAATGACCATGCCGAGTTTTTCGGCATCCTTCATCATGTCTTTTAATCCCTTGCTACCTTCATTAAGCATGGGAACCATCTCACGTCCAGCACGGCTAAAAATAGCCATTGCTGCAGTAGTTTTTGCTGCATCATCTTTTGCGTTTGCGAAAGCATCTGCAACTTCCATAAGCACATCGGTTGTTTGCTTTAACTCGCCGTTTGCTTTTCTTGCATCAATACCAAGTTCTGCAAGTTGCAATCCTCCAGCACCGCCTTCGCCTTCAACCATAGCCTTAGAAAGGCCGCGAAGCCCAGCGGACAATGTACCTGTTTCAACTTCTGAAAGTTTTGCAGCCCAAGCAAGTGCAGAAAATTCCTCTGCTGTCGTTCCTGCTTTTTGTGCGGCCTTGCCCATAGCGTCAGCATTTTCTAATGATGCCTTTGCCATATCTACGGCTTTATAGACAAGTCCAGCTATAGCAAGCTTACCTAATGTTTTTTCAAGGTCACTCATCTGTTTTGATAACGTACCCATTTCAGCACTGAAATTATCGACAGCCTTTAAAGAGAATTCAATTACATTCGCCATTATTTTTCCCTTTTTTCATCCTGATAATCCCTTATCGTTTCTCTGATGATTGAAAATATTTCAACAACGATCTGTAATTGAATTTGATAATAACCACCATCAGGCCACTCAATACGTCGAAGGCCATCATGTGTATTTGCATAAATACTTAACCACTCTCCCGCCTCTAACTCCATTATATAAACTGGGTCGGAGCGCCTGACACTTCTCAGGATTCTACCGAAGGCGGAGCGGAGTTTTTTTCCTTACTCTTTACTGTACTGGCAGCAATCAATCCTGCAAACAATTGCCCAATCAACGTGATAAAATAAAACTCTTTCGAGGCTTCCATGAATTCTTCAACCGTCATTGCAGAACCATCTTCCTTGCTCATACCATTAATGGCTTGAACATACTTCGGGAAAACTTCTTGCGCTGTTTTGCAAACATCTAACGGGCTACTAAATTGCAAATTGCCAGATGAATTATCATAGAACCGTGAAAGCACTTGCATATCCTCAACCAACAATCTTTTAACAGTGAATACAATCTTGTCACCATCAAATTCAATCGGCTCAAGTACAACAGTTTTATTTGTCCAGTTCCCCATTTTTTAAAAACCTGCCTTTCCACATGCGAGTGTGTATGCGATTGCTGTTGCAGACGATACCAAATATTGCGCCTGACCTTTGAAGCTAACCTCAATCTGTCCAGCACCACCAACCACCATCGGAAACTCTGTATAGCGCATCGCGGGAATATCAATCAACAATGACTCAGTGTATCCAGACTGAACAGCGGCTGTGCCATTCAAGAATAGCTTGAATGATTGATCTGACTGAGCAAGGAATTCATTGTATTCCACTTGGTCATCAAACAGAATCGTTCCCGATATGCTAATCATGCGAGCATCCTTGCGCTTGATACGGGCAGGGAATTTATCCGTGTCAACAACGTGCTGCGCTTCTACGCCAAGCTCTTGAGTGATAGACAACGCGCGCACACCAGACAACGCAACGCCACCACATACAGCAGACGATACTGACCAATCAATCGCGTTGCTGACTGAGTATGTCGCTGCTACCGCTGCAATGCGAGCATACGAACCGCCCACGATTGACATCTTTGCAGTCAGCAATTCACCGTTTGAAATTGACAATTCCAAGTTTGATGCATTCAGGTCGCTAAATTGATGAGCCGATCCAGTATCACCCATAAATTTTAAATAAGTAAATGGACGTTCTGCGCTCAGTGGATTGTGATCTGCTTGACGTGGTTTAAATGTGTGCGTGTACAGAGCACCACTCGTAACGGTTGAGGGCGCACCGTTTGTTGCAGCAAGGAATACTCCGAGATGATTTGCTTTTGCTTCGATGGTCACATCACCCGCAACGGTGTTCATACCCTCTTGCAGTTGCCCAGCGTCATAAATTCCGCACAATCCTTTTTGAGTAAGCTGTGCTTTGCTCAAAGTGAGTGATTCGCTAATGGGTTCCAGCCAATGTAAAGAGGCGACGTTAGCCGTCCCATAACTGTTTTGGAAGCTAATCCCTACTCTGCTATCTTGACCGTATGCCATGTTATTCTCCTATTAAATTTAAGACCGTACTTCCAACTTCAACTTTAGGATTGCTTGGGGCATAAATAATTCCCCGTTACCTTCCTCATCCAACACCACATAACTATATTCACGGTTGATACTTAACACCCGAACATTCGCAACGCCAAGGGTTAAGTCGCCATCAACCACCGTTAAAACTGCGTCTATTATATCCTCAAGTGCATCGCTTGCACTTGTTCCATCATCAGATAATGAAGCCTCCTGAATTACTATCTGTAATTCAGTTTCATTCTGCCACATTCTGCCACCCATTGCCTTGGGGGTTGTGGTAACAGTTCCGGGATAAACACCCACCCACGGAGTACGTGACGGGTCGAAGTTTATTCGAGTGCTTCGCTCAATCGTGCACCCGGCCACATGCAGCGTGCTGCTGGCATCAAGCAAGTCAAACAGGGCAGTGGTAAGGGTTTTAACGTTAATCATTGGCAAACTTCACAATTCCAAGAATATAATTATCTAATATTTGATGCACTTGAACATCAACATCAGCATTTTTGGGTAGCATTCTGCGCTGTGGTAATCCATGACGTGAATCTCCATCTTCATGAGGTTTGGAATAAGGCAAGTCAGACCCTATTCCAGCCGTTCCTTTGGCTATAAATGGAAGGAATGAATGCCTTAATGCCCCAGTATCTTGCAGCATCACAGCGGAGCCATTGATATACTTATGACCTTCAATTGACTTTCCATTTGATTTGCTCTTGCGAACCAACCTTCCGCCATACTTATAAGGTTCCCACCCGCCAACATTCCCGCCCTTGCCTTGAAAATTACGCTGCACCCATGAATCCAGCATAACAGCAATTTGTTTCATTGCAACGCCGTTATCATTCAGTTTCTCACGTGCAGCTTTTAACTTAGCCTTAAAAGCGTCCGAAGTTGCTTTATTCAGTGCGACATTTACAGGCATCAGTAATATTCCCCGCGTGTGGCAGCTTCATCGGACAATTGCTGTGAACTAACTACTGATTTTTCAATCTCACCCATGCCAAATACTGGCGAATATAATTGTGAGCTTGACCAAACAGTCTCTCCAATCATTGTGGCTGTTGCAACCCCGGCATCAGTGACCATGCTTGTCTTGCCAGCTAACAAGTCATCAATCCGCTTGTCAAGGTTTTCAGCAAGTGCCTTGGCCTTTTCTGGCTGGCGCGTGAGCATGTTTTGGACGTAGAGCATATCTACGCACAGGTCGCGGGCAGTGTAATTGTTTGAGCTGAATGGCGTTGAGAAATTACCAGCAAGCCGGCTATGAATACCGGCCTCGGCCATCAGGATAAGGTTTGCCTGAACTTCTGGACTCGTGCCATCAGGAAGCTTTGCCAACTCCTGATAACGGGCATAAACGTCAGGCCATGTAATAACCAAGCTCATAAATACCGCCTTTCCTGATCGCCAATTTTATCCTCTGCCATACCCAAAAGTACGGAAGTTATATGCGCACGGTTTGCAAAATAGCCTTGAACCTTTGGCTGTTTAGATGCGTCTGATTCGTGCATCAAGCTGGCATCAATCATAAAACTAAAATCTACGCCATCGCCCTTGATTGCTACAAGCTGCGAGTAATATGGCATCGAGTCAATCAGCAAACGCCAGTTCTTTGCCTCCAGCAATTCCTCCCACAACTTGATACCTTCTTTTGCGCGTTGCTGCATTATACCCTGATCGGCTGAACCGTCTTCCATATCGTACTGGCAAGATTGGGCAAGGTCACGAAGCCATAAAAACTTACCAAGCAATCTGCTAGGGCGTTCTTCCCTGTCCTGTTTTAACAATGGAAGGTTGCGGCTGAATCGTGTCCGGCGCACCCTTTCGTCGACATAACCATGATGGACAATCGCCAAGAAGGGCATCATAGAAACAGCGCCCAAACCTTCGTTCATCACGATTTCAGGGTGTTCGTGTACCTTACCAAAGAACTGAATCCCTTTATCGTTTCTGAACAATCGGCAAGGCATGTCCACTTTAATAATTGCTGTCGGGTCATGGCTGAAATGATGTTGTTTAACTGCGAATCCGTTGTACATCGAGTGACGCAGGAAGCGGGACATAACATCACCCCGGACAAGTATCTCATCCGAATCAATCCACAATACCCAATCGCAGGAAGCCTTTGCCAAAGTTTGATTACGGGCAGCGGCAAACCCTTGCTTCAGCGGCGTCACTATCGAGAATGAATAAGCCTGCACCAATGGGTTATCTAAATTAAAATTATCAATCACTGAGAATGTACCGTCCTTTGTCGTATCGTCAACGCCGATAATTATTTCTTGAACATACGGGGCAACAGAGCGAAGGCAGCGCATTAAATCAGCCTCGCCGTCTTTAACTATCATACATACTGAAACTGTTTGATCTGGCATAGTCTGCTTAATCTTGCGCTGATAGTCAATTGGCTTGCTAGGCTCTGTTGGTTTGCTGAACGAAACAATGTAACTGCCAAGGGCTGAATGGAATTTTGACAGCCCACTCGGGGCAGCGATAATCTTGTATTCAGGATGATGGCCGAGCATTTCAAACAAGTCTGCCCGTTCGAAGTGGTGCAAGTGCGCACGCCAGAATCCATGCTCACGATAACCCTGTGCTTCCCACGCCCCATATGGAGTGGTTAATACCATCTTTCCGGTTGTCGCAAGCGAGTCTGCTAGAGTGTCGATGTAGTCCTGCGGATTGCCAACATGTTCAATCACTTCCGCCGCGATAATTAAATCAAAGGAAGGTTTAATATCGTCAACGCCAGACACCTTTTGAAATGTGATATTCGTCAGGCCTTCCCCATCAGCCCATTTCGTAGCTGTATCAATATTGCTCTGCGTAATGTCAGCGCCAACAAAAACAAGATTTGGGAACAGCCGAGCAAGAGCGACAGTGTAATGACCATGAGCGCAGCCATAATCGAGAACGCGAGAACCGCCAGATAACTGGCTAACCATATTGGCAACAGACTTAAAACGAGTAGTTCCAGTAACGTCTTCAGCGCCGTATTCGATTCCCCTGTCTTTTTCGTATTGATAATAGTTTTTGTAGTGCTGCTCATAAGTATCGTCCCTGTAAAATGCGTACCCTTTTTCGAATTCATTTTCTAATGAAGCCTGAAAAGATGATGTTGTATCAATCATTCCCAATGCTTCATATGTTGGAATGTCTGAGTGACGGATAAAGTGATGCGACAAAGACAGATGATTCTTGGTTGAAAATATTTGCTTTGCTGTCGAGATAATCCTATCAGCAACTTTCGCCCATGAATACTGCGCTGCAAATTCTCCATTACGTTTGAATGCGCCCATCAACTGCACGGTATCTGCAAACATTTTAGGATTGACTTTTTCGTCTTGCAATGCGACTAAATGCGCCTCAGTATCCGCGCATGTCTCAGGTAATGCAGCACAATTACTTGCAATAATCTTGCAGTCAGCGGCCATCGCTTCCATTGCAGTAATACAGGATACTTCCTCAAACTCTGTAGGATATACCCATGCTTCACAAGCCTTTTGAAGTGCGGCTAATTCCTGTTTGGTCAGTGCGCCATGATTTGTAACGTTGTCGAGTTGGTCGCATCGTTCCCAAAGTGCGTTGTACAAGGGAGCCATTTCGGAGGTTGTATTGTCGTACCCGCATACGTGCAAGTGAATATTCGTATCCTTGACCAAGTCCATAATCCCACCGGCCATAACCAAATTCATCAAGCCACGTTCGGGTCGGGATGAGTAAAATACATGACGCTCATCAGCAGGCAGGGCAAGCGGCTCACATTCGTACAACGAAAGGTCAACGCCGTTTTTGATTACATGAATAAAGTCTTTTTCAATTCCGTAGACCTTTACGATTTGTTCCTTGTGATATTCAGACACGCACAGAACCCCGTCCACGTTCCACATTTGACCAATCACAATATCTTTCGAGCGATATAGCGCAAGGTCATGCACCCACCAGAAATTCATCTTACTGGCATACTTGCTCTCGAAGGCGCGGGGGTGACGCTGGATGATGCAGACATCGTGAGGAGTATTCTCGGCGTAATAAGTGAACCTGTCGCCTAGTGGATTATCCTCTGATAGATTACCTGCCCACTCATATTTGACACCATCGAAAACGCCAGTGTCCTCAGAGTTTGTGAAAAGAGTAACGCTGTTTCCCTGTGAAACAAGTTCACGGGCTACATAGTAGGCGGCGCTTTCGCTGCCGCCTAGGGATTGTTTTTTTATTGTGTCCCCGTTAAATTTAAGACCGCCGCAGTGCATAACTATGAACAATTTATTCTCCTTTTGTTTTCTTGGTAAGTTTATTTGCAGAAATTGTTTCGAGTGTTATTTTTTCAACAACCAATCCAGAGCCGGTTAAGTCTCTATTGTCTGGCAATACATGTGCACCAAAAGATGATGGGTCTTCCTGCATCCTTTTTAATTCCGCGCTTCTGTTTTTATCGTCGCTCGACGGTGTTAGCATTTGTCTCTCCTAAAATTAGTAAAGGCGTATCTGGAAATACCCAGCAGATACTTTCAGATACGCCTTTAAAAAAGAGGGCATCAAACAGACCACCCTCAAAGCCCTGCGGCAGCAGGTATTACGTAGAACTGTTTACCGACTTCAACAAGAAGCCATAGCTTGCGCCGGTGACTTTTTCATCTTGGTAGTATCCAGCTTCAATCAATTCAGCCTTGATACGACTGTCGTAAGGATGTCGCTCGACTTGCATATTAGGCAAGCCGTTTGCAGCCCAGCGGAAGTTGTAACCGAAGCTTGGTGTATCCAGCGAAGGAGCAGAAGGAGCCACGTAAGCAAGAACCTGATCATTCCAGATTGATGCAAGTGTATCGCTCTGTCCTTCTTGTGCGGTGTTTTGGTAAGCACCACCAATCAGGATTGAATCAACATCAAGCAATGCAGCAGCTTGATCGGTGTTTGGATAACCACCACCGTTGTTGCTACCAAAAATCAATCCGCGAACAGTGCTGTCACGACGGAATGACTTCCAAGCATTGATACCCATAACGATACGGTTAGGACGTACACCATTAGCACCCCAGACGTTGTCTAAAGCAGTATTGATGTTTCCAATTGGATTACCAGCGCCGTTCCATGCCGAAGTTACAGCGGAAGATGAACCGACGTTCGAGCCAGAAGTTACCATCAACGCAACGCGACGCTCCCAGTCAAGCAACAGCTTGTCCAGAATGTAGGTTGCTTTCCCGTTGACCAATTGCGACAACATCATTGGGTCTGCATTTGCTTTGTCTTCCAGAACAACAGAAGCGGCAAGTGCATAGTTCTTTGCGAAATAAGTGGCAGACCCAGTGTCTTCAGTTACACGACGCGCCAATGTTCCGGGGGCACGAGTTGTATCTTCGACACGAGTTCTGTCACCACGATTGTAAACCATATATAAATCAGATTGCTTCTGCACGTTAACAGTGGGGAAAATCATATCTGCAATGAAGCCAGACGGACGATAACCCATCGCCATTTGAGAAAGTACCTGATCAATATGTAAATCACGACCTGTAGATGATCCCATAGAGTTCTCCTTAGATTATGCCGATGCTGTAGCTGTTGCGAGCAGTCGAGAAATCCCCGATGAACTCACAAAGCGAGCCAGACGTGGCAGCTTTAAGTGCGCGACCAACGATACCACTTGTTGATGTTGCGTTAGTGATAAGGTATCCACTGGTGGTAACAGCCAGTTGTGCACCCGCGACGATTGCAGCACCGCCACAATATGCTTTCATGTGTCCCTGAAAAGCAACTTTAGCAGACTCGCCTAATTTTGGTTTATTCAACAAAACACCGCAAGCAACAGCATTCGTTGCTGCAAGTGTTCCGTCAATTGCGACGATCTTATACTGAAATGTAGACAAGTCCACAGTTGCAGAAATAGACACATCATTTTGTAGTCCATGAGTGCTCATAATTAACCTCTCTCATCATTGAAATCGGCATACTCACGAGCCAATTTCGGGTTACGGGAAAAGACTAAAGACTGAGCGGTGAAGAAATCAGATGCTTCTTTCTTCGCCATCAATGCTTGAATCTCATTAGCCACCTGAACGTCAACGGCTAATTCAGTTTCGCCCTGGCCTTGACGGCCTTGCTCTTTGCTGAATTGCTTTTTACCATTCGCGGTAAGCTTTTTAACTTCTTCGATGTCGATTGCCATCACAGCCTCATCGTCATCCACGCGCATCAGTTTTGTGAACTGTTCGCGGGTTGCGGGTGTGATTGCTTCGGACTTCACGCCATCTTCAAGGATAGCAACTACCTCGGCACGTTTCGCAACGATACCTGCTTTGGCAGTGGATTCCTCTTTCGCTTTGGCATCAGCCTCAAACTTTAAAACCTTTGCGCTCATCTCTACCTTATCGGCTTTCAATGCGGCGTTATCAGTTGTCAAAGTTGAGACCATTGCTGTTAGCTCTACGACCTTTTGGGTCAACTGTGCTAGTTCCATGTTTTGATCTCCTTCTGATTTGCCTGCGATAGCTGAAAACACAGCGCGGCGACCAACGCTAAAATTAGCGTCTCGGCTGAGATAGTGAGTCAGTTCTTTCAAGGTATTGACCGCAGGAATGTCAGCACCTAGTAATGCAACACCGGATAAAACGTAAGGGAAACTTGAACCTTTGTATTGCACGTCCATGTCAAGTTCCACACTCACGTTCTTGTATAATTTTTTCTGAATAGCGTCATAGACAATCTTTGGCAGGTCGGTAAATTGCGCCATCAATTTATTACCCTCGACCCAGACTTTTGAAACCCAGCCTAGTGCGGGTTGCCCGTCTGTCATTGCCTGTTCGTTGTTGTGCCCAAACTTTAAAGGGACTTTGTGATTATCGCCAAGCGCGGCGAATGTTTCAGCCATTGCGACCAGGTCGGATGCACTGAACTCCATGCCGTTCCATTTACCGACTGCAAAAATTTCAGCATTCAATTCCATACTAACCCCCCTTCGCTGGCTTTTCTATCTTTGTCGGCTTCATCTTTTCCCAAGCGTCTTGCACGTCTTGGGCCAAATATGTACCGTCATCACGGGTCGCAACTTTATAGCCCTGCGTCCTCATGGTTGCTTCAAAATCTGTTCTGTCCATACTTCCTCCTAGTGCGTCATGTGGCATTTCTCACAAAGCAAATATGGCTTACTGTACAGTGTGGCGGGGTCATCCCATACCGTTCCAATTGCACCATCCTCGCCTTGTCCGTCAAAGCTGCATGTACCTATGCGGCCATCTGACCATGCTATCCCATACCCCAAGGCCAGCCACATGCACGGTATTTTTTCAGCACTTACATGCCAATCAATCTGTCCAGCCCAATCAACTGCGGCCACCGAAGGGTCAGCACTTACACCTGCCAGCACCCCATGTTTCTTTAATAGCTCAACTGCAAGGCTTGCTTTTTCAGGTCGGTGCAGGCTTACCCACGTTCTAACCCTATTGCGTAACAATGTCTCTGCCATCACAGGTGTCAATCCTACACCGTTTGTTGCCATAGTCAAATCTATGTCGGGCAATCTTTCCCGCGCATAATCAATAAACTGTATAAATCTTGGGTGAATTGTGCTTTCACCTATCCCGCACAAGTTTAATTCATGCTGATAACCTAGTTTTACATAGTGCGATACAAGGTCAATCACCCTCTCGAATACCTCATGCGTCATGTCCATTTTAGGGCGCGGCATCTTGCCATGTACACAATATTTGCATCGCAGATTGCAATTACTGGTTATTTCGACTTGGTGAATCTGTGTGATGATCATTGTGGCACACTCAAATGACAGTTTTTACACAAAGACATCTCCCCTATATGTGTTGGCCTTACTTCATCCATGACATTGCCCCATGGGTGCAATCCGTGAGCGTCCATACAGCAGGATACAACATCACCATTTGACAATACAGTTGCCCATCCTTTTTCTAGGTACTGGCACACGTGAGGCGGTGCCATGTTCGCCCAATTAACTTGCCCCGCCCAATTAAAACCACTATCAATGATGTTGTTATTAATTCCGGTCATCACCCGTGCGGAAAGGCTGCGCTGCAATGTCTTTCCAGCTACCTCGGGACGGTGTGCACTTATCCATAAGATAGTATTTGTGTCGTGCATCGCCTTTAACTGTTCGTCTGACACCCTAACCCCATTGCTTGAAAGCAGCAATTTTGTTTCTGGTAAAATATACCGTGCCAACCGAAGCATTTCACAGAACTGTGGATGCAAGGTTGATTCACCCATTCCGGTTAGTGATAGTTCCGGACTTTCCATCGTCTGAGTCCACTCCAAAGCAGCAACAAACACCTTCATCGTCATGTCTTCCTTCACCCTTTGTAAGTGAGGATGAGGGCAATACTGACATTTCAGGTTACACCGTGAAGTAATTTCAATCTGGTGAACTGTTGTGATGGGGGTCATTAAACTACTGTTGCTGCTGGTGTAAGTGGTGCATATCGTAATACGTGCTTCAATGTTCCTGTCACTGACGATGTGGCGAATACCGCGCTTAACGTGCCAGCAGGAACTCGTATTTTATTCAGCACGGACTGAACAGCAAGTCCACCAGAACCTGCTAGTGTAACCAATGGGGCGGTAGTTAATGCAGTAGGTACAAGGTCAATCGCTGTTCCTGCGAGCATACTTGTTAACGCGGCAGACGCGCCTGAAATAGCTTGAGCACTTCCAACAGTAGGATTAAATTTATATTGCATTGTTGCAGCCAATGAACTATTGCCAGTAACGAACGTCGTACGAAGTGCAAGAATATCAATCGGCGCGGATACCGTAAACATAACCGTCCCATCAACCATTGTTTGTACCGCGCTTTCAGTGGTGCGGTCGCTCATTTGCAATACGTTTCCTACATCATCTTCTGGTAATCTCATAATGATCTCCTTATAAATTAATTATTTGCATGTCAAAAGAACGCTCTTCCGTCCTGCCTTGCGAGGTAATAATTCTGTTTGTGACTTTATGAAACGTCCCTGCTGTCCCACAGGTAACAAAACAGGTCGTATTGTATGAGCTGATTGAGGATGAAGTTACACCAAGCAACCCACCTGAAAATGTAGATGTTGAGATTGTATCCCCGCTCGACATCCACAAAGTCCAATCAAATCCATAATCTTTTACCGCGCTTGGGTCTTTTACCAGAGTTTTCATATCTCATCGTCCCTGTCTTCTAGTTTAACAATCAATCGTCTTGCCTCGGCATGAATAACGATGTTCCTTGATTCTACTGCTATTATATTCCGTCTGTATATATTTGCAGCACTTGCCAATACAGCCGCCCCGATACCATAGCCAAGCGTAACTATATCGGACGGTGAAGCCCACGACCCTAGCCCGAACGAAACAATTGAGGATGGAGAGCCTATCATGTCGCCCTTGTTATACTGGTCGGAGTAGTAGCTGAGTCAAGCGTAAATGTCCCAGCCGATGTTGTACCGTCAAATTTCTTGATTGTCTTGGTTGTGCTGGCAATAGACGATTCCCCTAAATGAGCGAGTGTCTCACATATCCCCTGCGCGAGCGTTGGTGCGGCTGCGTCTGCTCTGTAACTTTCAGTCATTTGAGTAGTCAGCACGGCAGTTGCATTTTCAGCAGCCGTTGGAGGGGTTATAGTTAAAGCATAGCCAGTCTTGTCGTTATTTGTAGTCACTGTAACACCGGCTGTTACGCTTCCAACTGCGCCTGTGACTGAACCTACCGCGCCCGTCACACTCGCAATAGTCACATCTGCCGCGACTTTAGCATCAGTAATTGCGTCCGCTGCAATTGAAGCAGCTGTGATAACACCTGCCGCTAGGCCGTTTACTGTTGTCACGTTTGTTGCCGTAGTAATTGTTCCAGCCGTGATATTGGTCGGCGTTGCAAGTCCTGATTGAATTTCAGTCACTGCATCTGTCGCCAATGCTGCGGCTGTTACTGTGTTCGCTGCCAATCCATTAACAACCGTTACTGCCGCAATTGTCCTCGTCTGTACTTCATCTGCAACTTGTACGGCTGTTGGAGCAGTTGCACCCACAATGGCATCAGCAGCAATGATAGCGAAGGTCGTACTAACCGCTGGATTCGTTGCCCACGCCGATACAGTAGCTACCTTGGTTGTGCCGTTGTAAGCAGTTATGTATCGTGATTGTCCAACACCAGTGCCACCAGTGAGAATAATTAAATCATTTTTGTAGAAGTCTGTTACAGCGGATGCGGAAGCGTCAAGGGTAATAGTTGTTGCTGCCCCTGCTTGTGCTGTGTTGCTTCGGATAGGAACAAGCCCTGTATCAGCGGCAAAGGTTGCTGCATCAATCGCCCCATCGGCAATGGAAGCTGCCGTAATCACGTTTGCGGCAATACCGTTTACCGTGGTGACATTGGTTGCTGTGGTGATAGTTCCTGCGATATTCCCCGTCATGTTGCCGACAATATCTGCGTCGATCTCGTTGCCACTTGTAACGGTGGCCTGAATGCCGTGGCCCGATGTTGCGCCACCCGTGAATGTTGCGCCGTTTCCTGTCGCACCGCCTGTGAATATTTCACCGGCTGCCGAACCTTGACCGACCGCTTGAACACCTGCTGAGTTGCCCGCAGTGCCCTCGAACCTTGCTCCGGCCCCGGAAGTCGCGCCGCCTACTGCGTGGATTCCTCGACCTGTAGTTCCACCTGTTACTGCCATACCATCGCCAGTACCAGTACCTGTTCCGACAATACCGTTTCCATTTGAGGAGTTCGATACCGCGCCTATGCCGTTGCCGGTAGCCCCAGCCCCCGAGGTGGCAAGGATGCCTGAGCCAGTACCGCCGCCTGTTGACCCGATACCGTGGGAAGCCCCCGCCGCTCCGCCAGTCGCATTGATGCCATGCTTGCCTGTGCCGGTCCCGACGAAAGACGCCCCATGTCCGCTTGTCCCTGCGGTAAGAATTGCATCGCCGCTTGTCGCTCCGCCGGTAATCAACAGGCCATTCCCCGTGGCTCCGCCAGTGAGGTTCATGCCTGCGCTTGCTCCGATACCGGCTGCGTCGATACCGTGACCACTAGTAGCTGTTGAAGTTGCATAGATGCCCGAACCGCTGGTCGCCCCGCCAATGCAACGCATACCTGAACTGGCCCCAGTACCACCGACGAAGTGCGCCCCATCGCCAGATGCCCCATTACCCCCTTGGCCGAATATGCCATTAAGGGTTCCAGTCCCAAGACAATAAATACCATCTCCATTCGTTGCTGCGGAGACGGCCCGGATACCAGTGCCAGTTGCGCCTGAGCCAGAGGTGGCTACGATACCGGAACCAGTGCCGTTCCCTGTTGCTGTGATAGCCGAGGCATTGCTTGAACTCCGGCTAATCAGCAGGCCATCACTGATCGTCAAGCTTCCTGTCACAGTTGCCGCTGCAAGGGTAACTGTTCCAGTGTTTGAGCCATTTATGATGAGACCGCCGGAAGCTGCGGCGTTAGCATTGGGCAGAGCAGTCATGCCACCTCTCACTGCATCTTGATTACTTGTAGCGGTCAATTCGATAAGAATTGCCACTGGAACCATATTTGTGGCCCCTTTTAAATGAATCGCAACTGATTTCTGCCCAGTTAGAGCTGCGTTTGGGACGTGTAATTCATACCACCCGGGCATATTCGTACCATCAACAGCAATAAATCCACCTGTTGCCCATGTACCTTTGGTCGCAGTGGCTAGAGTTATCGCAGTAGCAGCACCAGCAGCGCCTTCCAAGTTATAGTAGGCTGTCAGTGATGCAGTGTTGTACGCTAATCCTGTCAATAAAGCGCCAGTAGTCGACGATGAATCGAATATCGGTATCAGGATTATCTTTGATGTGGCTCCTTGCGGAATACTTAGTAACATTTAATTTCTCCCATTCCCATATACATGATTCCACCAATAACCTTGTTTTAGCCAGTTTGCGCCACCACCACCCGTTGCCGACCTTAGTGCAATCAGGAACCCCAGCGCAGTTGCAATTCCTGCCGAACCCGTATTGGTTTGTGAGCTTGTTACGGCACTGGTAAATGTCCCCGCACTATCCAGTACATCACAAACAGCGATATTGGCGAAATCAGTACTTGATTTATCTACTCGCTCAGTCCACGTTGCCGGGGTAGTTTGAGCTGAAATATCGTTGCTGACTGTACCCGATGAACTGTTATCCAGCCCACCCAGAAATACAAGCCAGCGATTCGCCGAACCTGATGCGAGTCCGGTAGTAGGTACGCTGAATACCGTGCTGCTTGCATCGTGAGTCTCTAAAGAGGTTGGTGTTACGTCTCTCGGGGTGGTGTTATCAACGCCGCTATAAGCTACGACCGAAGCTGCAACATGCGTATTGCTGGTAGTGCCGAGTGTATAAGTTGATGGCTCACTAGCACCGGCGACGTAATCCGCCCAAGCCATCACCCCGCCATCGCCAAAGTTTGTATCTTTCAAACCGCGCTCGGTAAATCCGGCAGGCCAACTTCTTACAGCACCGCTTGAATCCGCGTTAACTGTAGCAATGAGATAGTCACCGCTTTGAGCGGTAGAACTCATTGTTACAACTACTGTTGTGGCTGTGCTCCCGTTGCTTGAGTTTGATCCACCACCTCGGTAGGCAATAGCCATGTGCTACCCCTGATTAAGACGCTTGCACTTTATTGGCGAAATCGTTTACGGCTGTGCTACCTGTAATCTGTGTATTTAGCGTAGACATCAATGTATAAAGTCTTATGCCATCACCAGCAGCCAGCCCGAATTGAGCTTCGATTTTTGTAAAGTCAGTTGTACCATCGGTAAGATGATCCATCGCAGCTTTCTGGTCACTTACCATTGCGCGTATCGTGCGAAGCATATTACCCAAAGTAACGGTCTGCTGCCCCCAAGTTTTTACGTTTGCCACGGGGATGTAATCTACTGCTGCTGCCATAGTGTTCTCCTTAAATTAAATTAAACTTCAACAACGATATAGCAGAGCGCATTAACAGCAGCGCCAGCAGTTACTCGCACACGTCCGAACTTTGATATTTGCAAGATCGGCTCACGACCTAATGGGAATTGTTTTACATATTGGTTTGTTGGCGCGACCAGTTGCGCATCCAGTACGCGGCTTGCAGTGATTGTTCCTTCCGCTGTAGCGGTGTAACCTGTTGCCGCTGTACCTACCGGAAGCAAGTTAGTTACTGGATCACCACCGGCCAGTGCTTCACCGTCAGTTTTAATTATGCCAGCGGTTACATGTGCGGTGACTGTTGCTGCAACATCCGTTTCAATCAGCTCGCACTTGATTGGCGTTGCTGCTGCCGAGCCATCGAAGCTAATGCCCCATTCAACAACCTTGGCGGGCTTAGTTGCGCTTGTGGAGAGTTGCAGTAACGTTTTAATTGCTGTGCCGGTGGTAACAGGTACTTGCGCTGCGGTCGTGGGTGCTGGGCCGTTCCAGATTGTATAGAGTGCCATGTTAATTACCTCCTTGGTGTGTCATGTGAGTTCCTTTCGTGTAAATCCAAAACCCTTTTGCGGGTTAACTGTTGGTGATTCGCTTGGTGTCCAAGTATCCTGAATGGTTACGGGTATCAAGATCGATCGGCAGTTAAAATGATTAGGTGGACGGAAAGTTGACCATTCTTCCGCATCTATGCCGTAGGTTGCGCCATCGAGCTGTGAGCATATTTCGGTAGTCCGGTCATCCAAGATGGCGCTATACTCAAGCGCCTCAACAAAACCCGCCAGTTCTGGGTCGCTGAAAAAGTCATATCTCGCTTCGTTTATTGCCTCGAATGAAGTTGTGCGAATAGCAGTATCAATTCTTGCGCTGGCATTCTTCACAGTACCCGCACCCAGCGCTTCAACCACGGCTTCCTCGGTCAACATCCCGTCAGCTTCGAGCGCCTTGTAGATTTCCTTTTTTACATCGGCGGCGGTCTTGCTAACCTTTGTACCCTCGGCCAGAATGTTCTGTATTTTCTTTTGTGTGTTGCCCGATATGTCCCCGGCCAGCGTATATCCTTTGGCCTTGAGATACTTCGCGGCCAAGTCTTGCAGTGCCATATCGTTAGACTTGAATGCAGCGCCTTTGGCCTTTGCCATCTCTTTCTTGGCGTGGCTTATACCAATATCCCAAGAACCTTGCAGACCTTTAGTCGCGGCTGATTTCAATTTACTGACTTCGGCAGGTGTATAAACAATCTTTTTCAGGTCATCTGGATTACCTTCCGCTGTGCCAAGTTTCAATTCCTCGGCCAGCAATACAAGCCGCGCCACAGCCTCGGAGTTGATTGTTGCCAGTTCATGCACGGTATCGCCCACCAGATTATCGGCCTTATTCGCGATGACAACGAAGTCCACGCGCTTCATGGCCTTACTGAATGCTGAAATTGATACGCCCATCTTGCCAACGATTGTTTCATCGGGCAGGGGTTTGGCTGTTGGTTTTCCTGCATCTGGCATAGGTTTAATTGGATTGCCTGCTGGGTCAAGTGCTGTTTGTACTGGATTCCCATTCGCGTCCGGTACAGGTGGAACCTGTGCATTTGGGTCAACCACAGGTGCTAGTGGTTCAACCTTTGCCTTATCCACCATCGCACTCGCCTGTTCCTCGCTTATTGGGAATATGGCAGTAATAATTGCCTTCGCCGCTTCTGGCGACATTGATCCAGCGCCAACAGCCGTAACAATACCGACCAGCGAAGTCGTTTGAGCGCCGTTCAGTATGAGGTCCGGTGCGTCGCCTTCAATCACGGCCTTTTTGGGTATCTCCAGAGCATCGCGGATATATGCCTCGTCCGTATCAGTCGCCTGGACAGCCCCGGTCATTACCAAGTCTTTCCAAATCTTAACGACTTCCAGTTTACGGGTATCACTTACCGGCTTGAATTTAAAGTCAGGGTATATTCCATCCCCGAAGTTTAAGTCCCCCAATTCCTTGAACAGTTGCTTGTTGATAACCGCTTCAAGACGAGTGGCATCAGCATCAAGCGTCCATAAAAACGCCTCAAGCTGTGTCTGTGACTGCGAATAGCTGCCCGTGCTTCCTTGCTCACTGATACCCATCAGGTTAGGTACTAACAACGCCTTGGCTATGCTCTTATCGTGCTGGCTGATAGCACGCTCGAATGCGTCCGTAGTCGCTGGGTGTTCGATATTAAGATCAATCCCGGAAGGCAAAATAATAGAGGAGGTAGCCTGCAAATTCATCATCACATCTTTCAGCGCGGCGAATTCAGCGCTTCCGGTTGTGATTGTCTTGCCTTCCTTGGGTGCTGCCCAGATAAAACCAGCGGCGAATCGTTCAAGATGAATGTTCTGGAACTTGATAACCATATCCTTGCTGAACCATGCCCGATAACATTCGCGCAACTCACTACGACCATAATGCTCATCATAATCAGGGTTTTGGATGTAGTGAATGAACTTTTCAATATCTAATTCTTGTTCGCGGCTTTCAAACTTCTGGGTTATGCGCTCAATATTCCCGTACTCATCAACATGGAAAAAGAACGTATCGCAGGGGCGTAACTTGAGGCGCTTGATACCAATCCACGTTTTGCCATCGACTACAATCGCCTTCTGCACCTTCTCGGTCATGCTGAAGCCGTTGTACATGGCGGACATAATGCCGTTCAGCGCATCGGAGAAAGGCGCTTCCATTTCTTCAATTATCTCAGTGAATATTGCAATACGAAGCGCGGCCTCATCTTCTGATAACTGATCGTCATTATCAAATGTGAATTGCCAATCACGGGATGTAATTGCGTCACGCTTGAATCGGACAACAGCTTTAATCTGTTCGTCCGTCATCATCTTTTGATAGATTGCATAACCTTTGCGGGAGAGAAGGGCATCCGGGTTATATTTTACAAAATTAGAACTGACATACATAGAGCTTTCGCTCCATGCTGCTTCTGATGTATTGACAGTCGGTACGCCCCCAGATAGTTTGAAAGTTTGCCTTACTCTATCGCGGAGCGTATCGAACATATATTCACCAATCCATTTTAGTCATTGACCCAAATACCTCGACAGTCGCATCCCCGGTATAAATTAGACTTATTTCCGAGAAAGCGTCTGAACCCGCATCTATTTGATCATCGAAGGTTCCATTAGGGAACATCCGCATTTCATCCACCAGTTGATCGTTCCATCCGGCTTTAAGCATTGATATATTGCCCACGTTACACTGTGATGCAAACGGTTCTGCACGGGTGATTTTGTCGCCCGATACCGGTGTAGAATGAATATTGAACCCAATCAATTGCTTTGTCAAATATGCAATCTGTGCCTTCCCTGCTTGTCCAGGGTCTTGAGGCAATCTGATTGTGCATTCTTTCCCGTCACGCTGCGCGGTATTTTTTATAGTTGCCTCGACTTCCTCCGGGCTACCTCTAAGCCTTACGATGTCCGCAATTATAATGCGCGACCCATCGGACGTGATACCTATTTTTGCACCTACAGTCCAATCACCTCCCCCTGCTGTTGAGGCCAAGTCCCACGCTCTCACGTATTGAATATACTCAGGCAATGCATCAATTATCGGGATATTGTCAGGCTTAAATAGATTGCCTTCCATTAGTACTGGTGCCTGCTGATATAACGCCTCAAATGATGATACCGCCATCACTGAGCGTATATTTTCAAGGAATTCTATGCTCTTATGCTCCGGGAATAATGCTTCGCCAATACGCCGGTATGTATCATCTTTTATGGCTATGGCCGGATATGTAAGCAGTTTTATGGTTTTATCTTTTTCAAGCAGCCGCCCAATTGGGTCATCAACGTGCCAGCGCGTCAATATAACTAGCAGCCCCGCATGCTCGCTGAACCTAGTGAAAAAGTCATCTGTCAACCAGTCCCATGTTTTTTGACGTATTACCGAGCTCTGTGCTTGCTCCCTGCCCTTTATTGGGTCGTCTATCACGCCAAGGTCGAGCGATTCCCCTGTAATGCTACCGCAAACAGTGGTATTTCTAAAATAACCTTCAGCGCCAATGTACTCAAGTATCTCCCTATTACGTAATAACTGGCTGGAAATCGTGACCGATATTGTCAATCCAATTCGCGCTCCGAAAACCCGATGATATTTTTGACCATCCATTATCCGCTGCATTCGCAGGTTTGCCCGTATGCCCAGACGCTCAGAAAAAGACGTGTAAATAGTCCGCAAAGATGAATCTTTCCCGGCAATCCACGACAAGAAGTCAATCACAATGGTAGACTTCCCATGCTGTGGGGGGCTTTGAATAACCAGCTTAGGTGAATGTCCAGCCGAAAGGTCTTCATAAAACTGCTGCAATTCGGTTGCAACTTCCCTCTGCCACCAACCTAGTTTAAGTTTCGGATTAATATATTGACGGTAAGCATAGAATGATTCTCTCGCCTCTATGCAAGCAAGCTCTTCCAGAATTTCTATCTCGGTCATTGCTGGAATATCTTAGTTGGCAATCCGCGTTCCTCTGCCAGCATGACCAATTGCTCTCGCGTCATAGGCTGTTGCGGCTGCTGATTGTTGATCTGGATTGCAGTATCAGGAGCCTTGCCGAGTTCGCCTACGCGCGATGTGCTTATCGCCGATGATGCCTGATTCACCGCCGCCATACTGAATTCACTGTTAGGCTTGCCGTTCGTATCGAGCATTTTCTTAATCCCAAGAATAGCAACCTTGGACACAAACCGCTGAGCTGAATTGTAAAAGTTGTTCCCCTCAGTGATTCTATTGACCGCATCGGTCACGGCGGTCACGATACGGTCATCATGCTCGCCTATTGCGGACAGGCTCTGTGTGTAGTTGACACCAGCGGTCACAATAGCAGCCGCATCCTGCGCAACGCCCTTGCACAAATTGTTGACCTTGCCCTTGCTGACCTTGTGCTTATTGGACAGGTCTTGCTGGCTGTATTCGCCAGTCCGCCAGTCGGCCACGATCTTGGCGGCGATATTTGGATTAAGTGCCGGGGTTGCCATAATTACGCGAGTACCTGCTCGCCTCGCATACCATCATCAAATAGGTTTGCAAGTTCCAGCGCATCAAACCCCGTCAACTCCAGGTCAAAGCCCATTTCATCCAGCTCGGTCAATTCGATTTTCAGTAGTTCCGCATCCCACCCACTATTGAGCGCGATTTTATTGTCAGCCAAAATATATGCCTTTTTCTGCGCTGGGGAGAGGTGTGCCAGCTCAATGCACGGAACAGCATCTATCCCAAGCTTGCGCGCAGCCATAACGCGACCATGCCCGGCTATGATGCCATTCTCTCCATCCAGCAGGACAGGATTTGTAAACCCAAACTCTTTTATAGATGCAGCGATTTGCAAAATTTGCGCGTCTGAATGGGTTCGCGCATTATTTGAATATGGTATTAATTCGCTGATTTTACGCTGTATGATAGTCAGTTTTGTCATCTGCCATTGATTTAATTAGATTTTTTCCCATCGGCGAATCAACCGCGATTATTGTAATCTGGCCGCATGACTTGCACCCAGTGTGCCGTGTAGACAAGCGCCAAATTGAATAAATCAATCCGGGAATGATGAAAAGCAGCCACAAAATCAATTCAATAAAAATATTCCCCTTGGTTATTTTCGCAGGCACCCCCACTGTGCCGCATAGCGTACATATTACTTTAGCCATGATATTATCCTTTTTAGTTATTCGACAACGCCTTAAAGTCACTCTCCCTCGATAGCCTGTCTATCATCCTAGCAACCCAACGGGCGCCGCCCACCTGCGTGTAAATCAATTTCTGCGCAGGTGTCAGTCTCAATGCTACTGGGTAGGCTTTTTGCTCTGGGGGCAGCTTTGGCCGCCCAGCTTTGCGTTTGGGATTTATATTTTCCATACCACACTATACCACAAAAAGTTATTTAAATATATCGAATAATACCCGTACAGTTTAGTACAGTACCCCTAAAATCAAGGGTTATGATGCTTAATAAAAGTTTGACATTAATTATAATGAGTATATAATTAACACATCGGCAAACAATTTAAAACCGATTAATCAATCCAACAACAACCAAAGAGGTGACAATATGAGCATATACGCCAGCATTTTTGACTTTAACAACACGCCAATTTTTGACGGCGGAGAAATTGGAGCGGATGCAGAATTTGAGGCGCTGGAAATTAAGGCCGCAGAATTTGCAGCAGCAGGGACTAAATGCTGTATCCGATGGGATCGAGACGAAGATGGACAGGTTGCTTATTGGGGTGCGCAGGGTGCAACGCTCAAACCTTACTGGTACACCAAGCCAGGCCGTCCAGCACTTAACTAAATTCGCATAATCAATCAAAGAGGGAATTAATCATGACATATAAACACCATAAAACACCATGCGGCATATTCTGCAAGCTGGCCAGAATGATACGCCGTAACAAGTGGCGCTTGATGAGTAGGCCAATATCTACTATTAATCTTTGCTCATATAGCGCGATCAATAAACATTTCTCAAATCCAGGGAGGTATTAATTATGCAAACAACAACTTTAAAAAGACTTAGAGACAATAACGCATGTAAACGTGGATATGATGCAATAGCCAACCATGTAGGCATAGATTTTGACGGCGACATTTCGTTAGAAACAATCTTAGATAATAATGGGTTAATGGATTGTATTTGGGCATTAAGAGCCACAGACGGAGGTAAAGAAATAGCACAGGAATTTTCTATTAGAGTAGCTAAAAAAATCTACTTCGAACCATCTTGGGTTAAATGGGCGGATAACTGGCTCGATGGCTCCGATAGAAGCCATGTTGCTGCTTATGCTGCTGCTATTGCTGCTGATGTTGATACAGCTATTGCTGCTGTTGCTGCTGCTGTACGCAAAATAATGCTTGCAGAAAATATTGAGTTGCTACGCTCATTAATTAAATAGGGATAAATATTATGAAATACTTATACATCGCATTATTCGCTATCATTTACTTAACAGTATCCACCATGGATTATAACGATCAAGTGTCTTATTACGCCAGCAATGACCAACAAGGATATGAGCAAGCTTTCATTGTCCCTTGTGATACAGATACAGATTGTATGCTTAAAAACCCGCATATCAAGGAGGATTAAACCATGTGGAAAACAATAGAATCAGCTCCAAAAACAGGCGCAATATTGGGTTATGACCCATGCCTGAAGCGGCCATTTATTATGTGGTTTAATTACCCAAAAAATGGTTTTGAAGTACAGGGATCAGCCTTTAACGATGAAACACCAACTCACTGGATGGAATTGCCTGCAATACCCAAAAAGGGGGCATTATGCACATCTTAATAATATGCTTAGTAGTTGTATTGTGGTATGTGATTTTGACCCAATAGCTTCAGCTTTTCCTTATAGAAGCGCTCAATTTCTTGACACTCTTCTTTTGTCCAGCGTTTTGTTTCGTGATTGTTAATCAATGCATCATGCCGTTCTTGCCCGATTTTAGCGATGAGAGATGGGCGGTAGTTCTCGATATTCCCAGACAATTGTTTATTGCAATAGTGATTGCAGGCTTTATGCAAGTTATCCAGGTTGTACCGTAGCTGATTAGCTGCCTTCCTAGTTCGATAATGAGATGCACAATATTGTACGTTCGGGTTAGTTGTACCGCATGAAATACAGGGTAAATCTCTATCCCTAACTCGAACAACCCATTTATTCATGGCATTTTGCGCTTTATCCTCCCAATACTTTAATGGTTCAAGCTCATTTAAACGTGCTTTAACGGCCTTTTTATCGGCTTTAATCTGTTTTGCCATGTTGGAGTCACGCTTATTCTGTGCGTACTCTGCCGCACATTTAAAATCGTTTTCGGTGCAAAGGAATTGCAAAGGTTTTATGGGGGCAAATTTATTTTTGCAGACTTTGCAGGTTTTTAGCTTCATGGCGTTGACAGGTTTTTACTTTTTCGAACATATCCATGAATAGTCCAAACTCTTTTTTTATATCTGGCTGAATACAACTATAAGCACAAAAACTGGCTGGTTTGTCAGTTGTCTTGGTTCTCATGTTTTTACAGGATAGACATGGGCAGCCTGTTTGTATAGCAAGCCTTTTTAGTTCGGATTTACTCATTTAGCTCCACGTTAGAAGTCACCGTGAACCACGGATACCCGCACGAGTTATCCAGGCTGATTGCTCCAGTTTTTTTCAGCCGCTCTACCAGCTTTGCTCGCCTCATACTTTCTGTTATCCAAAAAATACTTACCCGTTCATGTGTTTTCAAAGTCTCAATATCGCGCTCGTCAGCCGTCATTCTGCGCTTCGTTGGCATGGTTACTTCGATTTTAATGTTTTGGTTTTTCATGCTCACTTCTCCGTATTTAATGTTTTAGTCGGCCTGCCCCTTACCTTTACGTTCGGCGTCATGTTACTTTTGGCTTGCCATTACATTTATCGCGTGGCCCATTGCATCCATTGCAAGGGTTCTCGCCGCGCTGTACTTCGCCCATCACAACCATCCCGCCGAGTAAGCAGTTCTGTGGCACATAACCTTTCATCTTTGCCATATCAAGTTGCATGTCGTCTTCGTCTGCTTTGTCTTGCCCAAAATAGTGTATCTTCATTTAATTTTCTCCTTTATCCTGCCGGGTTAGCCCCTTACCTCACACGTTATGCACCACGAATCCAGCGCATGAATCGCCCGAGCAGTGTCTTTGCCCTCGCTGCATCCCTGTCAGCTTTTAGCTTTTGCTGGTAGTCAATAGCCTCCATCGCCTCCATCATGCTTACCGGGATGCCCATCCTTATTTTCTCGCTCACCGCTTCAAGTCTTTCATCCATGTCAGTCTCCAATGTGTTGCATAACTGTGCCTTCAACGCGGACTCCTTCGGCGCCGGTTAAGGCGGCGTTGGGCGTCATTATTCGGACTGTAAAAATGGTTGCGCCGGAATCAAGCTACCGTCAGGTTTTCTGCCGAGCGATTATTTTACGGATATCTTGTTTGAGGCTCATATCATCCCTTTGCTGCTTTTTTAATAATATCCCTGTAAACACCTTTTGAACGCAGGAAGCTGCAACAAGAGGGATCACGCAAAAGCGCGTGACCCCTTACCTCACACGTTGGGCGTCAGCAGTTGCCCGCAGGTTTTGCAACGCGGCTCCATCGGCTTGCTGTCGAGGAATGCAACCCA